TGGAGCGCGATGTTGAACGTGGGGGATGCGTTCAACATCGCGCTCCAGGTCTACGCTGATGGCCTGACACCGGGGACCGACGCGCCGACGGTGCATCAGGACTACCGAATCACGGCGATTGCGGCCTCGGCGCAATGGCACTTCGGCGCGATCCTGGCGACCGAAGACGCCGACGACATCGTGTTCGCCGACGACGACATATCGACGGCCGGGGCGGCGGCCGGGACCTGGACCTACAGCGGCCTCGACGACGACACGCGCTACCGGGGCTATCTGGTCGGGCCGGCAAGCGCCACGCAGCCCAGCCGCTTCGTGAGCGCGGGGCTCAACGCCTCGAATAGCTGGGCCGACGCCGTGGACCGGACCATCGGCGGCGTCGATTACAAGGTCTATGTGTTGAAAGCTGTCTTTGCGGCAAACGGAAGTGGCCTCAACGGCACGAGCTGGGTCATTACCTGACAGCAGGGGAGGATTCGCTATGCCACAGCCGACTTACGCACAGTTCGAGATCTACCGCGACGCTCTTGTCCGCGCTGCCGTTGTCGAGCAGGCGAAGGCTGGCGGCGAGCCGCTCACGCCGCTCATGCGGTATCTCGACTACACGCTGAGCGAGTTTTACATTTGGCGCGTGGTCTACGCTCTGGAAGAGAAGTATGGCCTTGATCGTTACTTCAGCCTCATAGATGCCATTGAGCGCGGTCTTGAGATGGAGTTCGCGGCCGTTTCCCGGTCATGGCACCCGGTCGACGGCTGGCACCAACAACAAATCTGGACAGGGCTTGCGATTGCCGATCGCTCTGTGCTGATCCGTCAACTTGAGAAGCTGACGAAGAACCAAATCGAGATCCTTTTCAAGTTGCAACATGGCGACAGCACAAGCCCGGTTGCCACATCGGTTCGGGCCATCATGCGGATGCTGCTTCCGCACCCTCACCGGGTATTGCTGTCGACGACAGCGGAAGATTCTCTGGAGGTACGTCTGTCCGGCTCCGATCTGCATGACGACCTCTTGGTATTTGTCGTGAAGGACGCGCCGGTTCGCTTCTCGACGGCCCAGATCAAGGAGTTCGGCCTGGTCCTTCCGAAGGACACTGAGCTGACCGAAGCAGACACGGTGCACGCCAAGATCGTCCCGATGCTCCCCGCCGACAAGTTCTGCCGCGTGCGAAGCGTCGAAAAGATCGGCGACGAGGCGGCTGTGGTCACCCACAACCTGCGCAAAGCCGACGCCAGCGTGACGCTTTCGGCCAACGACCTGCGCGCGTCGGCCTGGGCGATCACCATCGAGGACCGGATGGCCAAGAAGGGCGACGACGAGCAGCCGAAGCTCCAGCCGGTCGAGGACAGCGAGTAGCGGTATGACGCGACAGCACGGGCTAGGACGACTGGTCGGTTTGGCGCTGTTGGCTCTCATCGCCGGAATGGTTCTGCTGGTTCCACACGTCGTGGTGGCAGACGCGGTTGACGGTCAGACGTTGGCCGACCAATCGGCAGAGGTGCAGCGCATTTACCGCTACCACTATGGCGACGATGCAGCGGCCGTCTGGGAGCGAGACCACAATCTCGCGATTGGGGTGACGCCGACGCCGACGCCGACGCGGGGGCCGATCATCATTGAGGACCCGACGCCGAAGGCGGACTGTGACGACGGCGGGCAATCGGTAGGCGCATCGCGGAAGCAACCTGAGCCGACGCCCACGCCTGAGCCGACGCCCACACGCGGCCCCACGACCACCCCGACGCCGACGCCCACGCCGACGCCCACGCCCACGCGCGAACCGACGTCCGAGCCTGAGGGCGTCTGGGGACCGTGGACGTATGTCAAGGGGTCCGGCCAAGTCTCGTGGACCGACTGGGACACGACTGGCCTATACCGTGGTGCCGGCATCGACATGGAGCAGCAGTACGTCCGCATCCGGTGGGAAACGTGGATCGAGCAACGCCAGCACACCTACGGCGCTACTCAAGAGCGCCCGCGGATCTCGGAGCACCGCGAGAGCCGGTGGCAAACCGTCGCCAAGCAGAAGGAGCAGCCGGAATGAGTGACCAGACCCTTATCCGCGCCATCGAGGCGTTGGACGCCGACGACCCGACCGCGTGGACGCGCTCGGGCAAGCCCTCCTGCCGCGCGCTCGCCAAGGCCCTCGGCCACCGCGTCAGCGCGCGCAGCCGCGACACCGCCTGGGCGACCGTCCAGGCGCAGCGCCAGCAGGCCGAAGCGCCGCCTACCGAGCCGGTGGCGGTCAACGCGCCCGCGGCCAAGCCCTCGCCGGCCAACGTCGAGGCGCGGATCACGGACGGCTACCTGTACTGGTCCACGCCGGCGGAGGTCGCCGAGATCACGGCGCTGGCCCGCAAGGGCAAGGACGTGCTGCGCCGCACGCCGGTCGTCGGCACGGGGCGCGCGCCCATTGCGGCGTTCGCCCTGAGCGCCGCGGACCTGGCCCACGACGAGTTCAGCTTCCTGCTGGTCCACGAGGCACCGCACCGCAGCGGCGCGACGATGCGCGTTGACTCGCCGTTTTTCCCTGGCCCGGCCAAGGACAGCGACGCGACGACGGTGTGGGACCCGGAGTGGCAGGCGCCGAACGGGCCGCCGTCGCCGGCGATGGACGCGGGCTACGACGCCCGGGCGCAGTACGACGCGCAGTACCTGGAGCCGGACGGGCCGCTGGCCGTGTGGGATCGCGGGGCGCTGCGCACCCGTGAACCCGCGGACCTGTACCCGCACCTGCAACGCGGCGATATCGTCTACTACGCCCGCTGGGACGTGGGCGCGTGCACGTTCGAGCGGTGGGACGGCGGCATGGCCGTGATCACGACCGGCAAGGAGCGCCTGAACCCCGACGCGCCGCCGGCCATCCCGCGGCTGGGGGCCACGCCCGCGGGCGCGAGGATCTGGACGTCGCCCGTCAACCTCCTGGTAGCGAGGGACGTGTAGTGGCGAGACTGAAGCTCAAGATTCCCGGCATCGGCAAGGGCGGGCGACTGCCCGATCCCGGCCAGATCGTGCATCAGGTGGAAGGCGCGGTCACCCAGGGCATCCATGAGATCGATTCGGCGACCAGCCGCGGCGTGCGGAAGGTCGAGGACGCCGCCGAGCATGGCGTCGGCGAGCTGCCCAAGCTGGCCGAGGAAGCCGTGCAGGCGGCGCTGCAGGAAGCCCTCAAGGCCCTGGGATCCACCGTCGGGCGCAAGATCGCCCACCTGCTTGAGGTCGGCACGCCCGACACCGCCGACTTCAACGTCGGGCCGGTCGAACTGTCGGGCATCAAGGTGGCCGACAACCTCGACACGCTGAAGCGCTGGGCGCAGAACCCGCCCAGCGGGAAGGCGGGCCTCAAGGACTTCATACGCGCGCTTGCACCCGAGCAGGTGTCGCTGGTCCTGGACGCCAGCATTGCTGTGGTGATCCAGAGCGACACGCTGTCCATCGGCGCGACGCTGCACTGGTCGACCGACCGATTCCTGGACGAAATCGACCGGTTGCTGGACGAGCTGCTCTAGTGGTCGTCGACACCGAGGAACTGCAGGTGGCGGGGCTCACCGAGCGCGATCTAATCATGCTGTCGCTGGAGCGACAGCGGGGCATGCGCGAGTACCTCAGCGAGTGCCGTCGCCAGACGGACGCCCGTTTCGACCAGCTGCACGCGGACCTAGCCGCCCAGCAGGAGCGTGTGAACCGACGCGTGACGCGCGACGAGTTCAACAAGCTGATGGAGATGCTGAACGAGCGTCACGAGAAGGACGACGACCGGCAACGCAAGGTTGAACTCGAACAGGCCGGGACGCGCCAGACGATGGCGATCCTGAAGTGGATGATCGGCGGGTTCGGGGCGCTCCTGCTGCCGTTCATCGGCTGGGTGCTGACCCACCTGCACTGGGTGTGAAGTGTTGATTGCCGTGGCGATCCCGGGCGCACGCATGGCTAGGTACCTATCGGGTAAACTCCGAGCTGAGTGCTGGAGACTCAGGAGGTCCTAATGGGTTCGATTGTTGTGACGTTGCTGATCGTGGTCGCCGTCGCGTACGTGGCCGACGTGCTGATCAATGTGTTCCGGGACGGAGACGCGAGTGCTGGACCGATTCGCAAGGCGTTCGCCCAGGCCATCGAATACGTCCGGTTCCTGTCCACGCTCGGCGCCATCGTCTTTATCGTCACGCTGACGGTCGAGGCGGCCAAGGAGTTGAAGTTCCACGCGGTCGAGACGGCCGACGGCACGGTCACCCTCACGGTCACCCTTGAGAGCGTGCTGCCGCTGGCCCTGCTCACCGCCGTGCTGACGGCCCTTCTGGGTGTCCTCGGTGGCCTGATCGCCGGCCCGAACCCGCTGTCCGTGGCGCTGGAGCGATCGCTTGGCGTGATCGGCGACGCGCTGACCCGCCTGTTCGGCATCGTCAGTCCCGACCGCAAGGCGGAGACGGCCGGGTAGACCGTGCACCGCGCCGGACGTTTCCTGTGGTCGAAGGTCGCGATCCCTGCGGTCGCGGCCTTGGCCGTGGGCATCGGCACCGGCATCGGCGGGGCCTTTCTGCCGGATGATCCGCCGTCGGTGCAGGTGGGGCAGACTGCCGGGGAGGCAGCGAGCGTGGCCGCCGAGGTCGTGTTCGACGCCACGGCGTCCCCCGCCAGCGCCGGCGGCGGCTGCAAGGCCGGACAGGTCTACGACCAGCAGGCGAAGCAGTGCGTGGACAAGCCCGACGACGACCCGATCCCCGACCCGACGCCACGCGCCGGCGCTGATGGCCAGGACGGCGAGGACGGGAAGGATGGCACCGACGGAAAAGACGGCCAGGACGGCGAGGATGGAAAGAGCGTCACGCCCGAGCCGGATGTCGAGGCTACGCCGGAGACGACGCCCGAAGCCGCGCCGCTTGAGTCCATGGTGTCGAGCGGGACGCTGTTCAGCCCGACCACGGGCAAGCCGCTGTTCATCTGGACCGAGGGCCGGAACGGCGCGCAGGTGGGCGACGCCGAGGGTGAGCTTCGCGTCTACCAGGAAGCCATCACCATCTGCGACGAGGCGATTGAGAAGCAGGGCGTGGACTACACCGGCCAGGAGGTCATCGACCTCTGCCGCGCCGCCTTTGAGACGGCGGCGCGACTCGTGCCGCAGGGGTAGCGATGGAGGGCATTGGCGCGGGGCTCGAATCGATGTTCCGCTGCTTGGTGGCGTTTGCCTTTGCGGCCGTCGGGCTGTTCGTTGCCGTGATCGTGCTGAGCGTCTGCCTGTTCACCCGACCCGCGCACGCCAGCGAGGCGCAGTCGGCCAAGGGCGTCGGCGAGGATTGGGCGTACACGAAGATCGACTGCTGGGGCCACGGCGACCAGACGATTCGCTACCACGCCGAGACGGCGGCGATGTACTTCGGCCTGCCGCGCTACCTGCTCGCAGGCATGGCCGAGATCGAGAGCGGCTGGAACCCATACGCCGTGACGGAGTTCGACCGTGGCGACGTGTCCGGCACGGCCCGGGGCCTCATGCAGATCGCCAACGCCGAGGATTGGCACCCGTACATGGCCGGCAAGGAATTCGACGCCTGCACGTCGCTCAAGTACGTCGGGTGGCTGATCCGCTCGAGAGTCGGCGACGACGGTGACCCGCGCTACCAGACGCTGCGCGAATTCCTGGCGTGGTACTCGGGCGGCGCCACCAACTACTACGAGAAGGTCATGACGGCTGCGGCGCGCTATGGATCGGCGAGCGGCTGACGGCATGCCAGCGGCAGTCACCCCAGTCAGGACCACCGGCGGCCAGCGCTTCAAGCGCATGCTGCGGCAGGCTGGTCGGGGTGGCGTGCTCGGACTCGAGGTCGGGTTCTTTTCGACGGCCCGTTACCCCGACGGCACTCCGGTCGCTGCCGTCGCCGCGTGGAACGAATTCGGCACGCGCAAGGCGTCCGGCGAGGTGCACATTCCCGAGCGCCCATTCTTTCGCCAGGTGATCGCCAACGAAGCTGTCCGGCAGGGCGTGGTCAACATCCTACGAGCCGGCATGGATCCCGAGCGCGGCGTCGTGGACCCGCAGCTCGCCGGCCGCGTGGGCGCCTATCTGCAAGGCCAGGTCCAGCAGCGCATCGTGGATCTCGACCAGCCGCCCAACGCTCCGAGCACCATCGAGCGCAAGAAATCGTCGAACCCGCTCATAGCCAGTGGCTTCATGCGGCTCTCGGTGACGTGGAGGATCAGTTGATGCTCACGCGCCCGAGTCGTCGTTTCCGAGAGGCTGCCGTGCTGATCCGTCAAGCGCCCGGCGAGCGCGTCGGCGGTCGCGCGGTCCCCGGTCCGGAGAGCCGCACACCGATCACGATTGAGACGGCCCCTGCAACCACCGGCATGCTTCGCGACGTGGTGCCCGAGGGCGCGAGGCTCCAGGACTGGCGCATCTTCTACGTCTACACACCCGTTGCCGCGCTGCGCACCGACGCCGGCGCGGATGTCATCGAATACAAGGATCATCGGTACCGCATCAAGAATGTGCGGGACTACCAGCCTCACGGGCCGGTCGAGGCGCTGGCGGTGCGTGCCGATGCTTAGGCCGAACACGGAAACCATCGAGGACGCGGTGATGGCCTTGGTCGCCGAGGGCGGCGGCGTCGCTGCCGTCATCCCTGCCAACGAACCCGAGACGTTCCCTGCGCCCGCTGGCCCCTACGCCACCGTGCTCTTGATCAACGAGATCGAGCGGGGAGACCCCTACAGCCAACGCACCCGTAACGACGACGACAGTCTCACCATCACCACGGTCAGGACGGCGCGGGGGCGGTATTCCGTGCAGTGGTATCGCACGGGCGCGCAGGACGCGGCTCGCCGCTTCGCCATTTGGGTTCGGTCCCCCGGTGGCACGCAGTGGATGCTCGAACGCAACCTGACGCTCAATCGCGTCTCCGACATCCGACGTCTCGACGCCGTCGCGCTCGATGTGTCCGCCGGCGACGAGTGGGAGGAGCGAGCGGGTGTGGACCTGGACCTCGGATACCTCGTGACCCTAGAGGAGACCGCCGATGCCATCGCAACGGTCGGTATCAACGTGCACGTCGATGACTACGCCCGAGAGGAGATACCCGCGTGACCCTTGACAGCATCATTCGAATCTCGGCGACCATCGAGCCGAGCGCGGCATCCACCGACACCTTCGGTCGGACGCTTCTGCTCTACGCTGGCGACTTTTCCGGTACGACCCGCGCGGCTGTCTCGGGCGACCGCGCGCGCGATCTGCGCGTCAATCGCTACACCAGCCTGGCCGAAGTCGCCGAGGACTACGCCACGACCCATCCCGTGTACACCGCGGCGGCGGCGTACTTCGCGCAGACGCCGTATCCACGCGACCTGCTCACGGCGAGCTACGCCGCAGCGGGCGCCGGCGACTACATCCTCGGGGCGACCGGGCAGGAAGGCGCGAACCAGCTGACCGCCATCAAGGCCGTGGGCAATAGTGCGGAGTTTCGGCTGGCCAACGGCAAGTCCGTCAACGTGGACCTTGCGGGCGTGTCCGGAGCGGGCGATACCGGATACACCAACGTGGCGGCGGCGATCCAGACCGCCTTGCGCACCATCACGGCAGATCCCGACTTGCGCGGAGTCACCGTCACCTACGACGCGGCAGCCGAAGCATTCACGGTGGCTGCGCCAATCGGCGTCGATCTCAGCGGCGTGCTGAGCGGCGACGGGGCTGTCGTTGTGGGCCTCGGATCGACCGGGACGCATTACCCCGGCCGCGCGGCGACAACCGTGGCCGAGACGATGGAGATCATCCAGAATCTCAACGACACGTGGTACTGGCTCGAACTCACGCCCGATCTCGTCGCCAGTTCGGTCGCAGTCGCTACATGGGTGCGGACGGAGCGCAAGCAGGTGTCCCATGACTTCACCGACGCTGCGGTACTTACGCCCAACGAATCGGCGAGCCGAGCGGCCCAGATCGTGGCTCTGGACTCCGAACGAAACTCCATCATCTGGGACGCGGTCGACGACGAAAAGGGCATTGCGGTGGCCGGCGTGTTCGCCGGGACGAATTTCAGCCGTCGTAACGCCCTGCCGACGCTGTTCGGCAAGACGTTGGCCGGTCGTCGTGTCGGGCGCGTGCTCACGGCCGCCGAGCGAAACGAGCTCGACCGCAAGCGGATCAACTACTACCAGGCAATCGGCGGAGCGAATGTCGTGCGACCTGGCGTCACGACCAAGGCACCGTGGTTCATGGACACGCGGTTTTGGGTCGACTGGTTCATCGTCACCGTGCAGAACCGCCTGTGGACGCTGTTGCGCACCGACCCCCGCATTCCGCTGACCGAACGTGGCGTCGGGCTCCTGCAGGCCGAGGTCGAGTCGGTGTGTGAGGACGGCGTGGAGAACGGTGGAATCGCCCCGGGCACCGTGACCGAGGCGATTGCGGGAGAGATTCGACGCGCCACCGGCACCGATTTCGACGGCACGCTCAGCCGCGGCTATCTCGTCTGGTTCGATCCCCTGAGCGAGCAGACGCTGGCTGATCGCCAGGCCCGCAAGGCACCGCCTTTTACCGTCTGGCTCAAGGACGCAGGCGCTGTCCACGAGATGGACATCGCCATCAGCTTCAACCAATAGGAGGGGCCCATGATCTTCGGTATTGACGACATCCTGCTGGTCCTGAACGGTCACACCGTTGAGGGCGGCTACTCCGAGGACGCCGACGCCATCATGTTCGAGCCGATCGAATTGGTGTCAGAACCGCGCGTTGGCGCGAGCGGGCAGGCAGCCTTCTTTCGCAAGTCGAATCGCGGCCAGTCGTTCACGCTCAAGTTCCTGCCGAACGCTCCGTCGATCCCGCACTTTCAGCAGCAGGCGGGCATCGTCCACCGCGGCGGTTCCGTGATCTTTAACGGGAGCATTCGGGACACGCGCCGGGGCATCAGCGCCCAGCTTCGGGGCGGCGCACTCCGGTTCTACAAGCCGTTTCCGGACTACGGATTCGAGTCGGTGTCGAACATGGAGTACCCGTTCTACTTCCCGGTCATCATCCCGGACTTCAGCGCACCGACTCCCGGCGCGTTTGAGCTGATCGGGGCCGCGACGCAATGAGCGACGCCACCGATGGTGCGGACGTCGGCTTGCAGCCCGACGCGCGGAGCGAGCAGCCGTCGCCAGAGGACATCCTGCGGGATCTCGGGTCGCGCACGACGATCACGTTCGGCGAGACGAGGTTCACCATCTCCAAGCTGCCGGCGCGGAAGGCGTATCGCGTCTGGCGCAAGACGATTCGCGCGATCGGGCTCGACATCGAAACCGGCGTCGGGCCCGAGGTCCTGCGCGCGGTCGTCGCCATGGACGACGAACACCTGGAGGCTATCCAGGCCGAGCTGTTTGCCGGAGTCATGTTTACCAACCAAAACGCTCGGACGCCGCAGAGGGTCGCTGGTGCGGAGGACACGGCATTCGAGGACCTCGAGGCCGTCGATATCGACGAGCTCACGATGCGAGCGTTCGCCGTAAATTTTTCGAAATCATTGCAACGCGTCGTTACCGTGCTCCAGTGGCTCGACAGGCTGGGCGTGGGGCCGACCCCCTAGGCATCGAGGCGTTGTTCGCCCCGCTGCTGGCCGAAGGGCTGGCGACACCGGTCGACTTGCGGACGATGTGGACGCTCGATGATGTCTATGACGCGCTGGAATCGCTTGCCGTGATGCGCGAGAACCAGCGGCAGGCGTACGAGGCGGCGTCGAAGAATGCGGGGCGTCGCTGATGGCCACCGTCATCGACACGCTGATCTACCAGTTCGGCTTCAAGACCGACACGCGCGGGCTGCGTCACGCCGAAAGCAGGGTCGACCGATTCAGCCGCCGCGTGAATACCGCCGTCGCCGGCGTCGCTCGGGGATTTGGAGTCGCGAGCACCGCCGCTCTCGGCATCGGCGCCGCGGCGTTCTTCACCGGCTCCAAGGCCGAGCGAGAGTTCCTCAAACTCCAGACCCAGCTCGGGCTGACGAAGGAGCAGATCGCAGCCGTCCGACCGGAGATCGAGGCGCTGTCGCGGGAGACGGGGCGTCCGTTGGCCGAACTCGCAGAGGCGTACTTCAGCCTGCGCTCCGCCGGCCTGGACGCCGCCGCTGCCCAAGACACACTACGCGCCAGCGCGTACTCGGCCAACGCCCAGCTCGGCTCGACGCGCGATATCGCCCACATCGCCGGCGGCGCGATTAACGCCTACGGCGCGGACGTGATCTCGGGGAGCCGAGCCACTGACATCCTGATCGGGACGGTCAAGGAAGGGAACCTCGAGGCCCGGAATCTGATCCGGCCGTTCGGTCAACTGCTGCAGGTGGCGCCGCTGCTCGGGGTCGAACTCGAGAGTCTGGGGGCCATCATCGCGGGCGCGACCAGGAACAGCGTGCCGGCGAACGAGGTGATCACACAGCTGCGACAGGTCCTGTTCGGGCTGCTGCGGCCAACGGTCGTGGCCAAGAACAAGATGGAGGATCTCGGGATCTCAGCCGAGGGCCTGCAGCGGCGTGTACGCGAAGATGGGCTGATCGCCACGTTGCAGTGGCTGCGAAGGGAGGTCGGCGAGGACACCGAGACGTTCACACGCCTCTTTGAGTCGCAGGAGGCCGTCGGGCTGATCCTCGACATCACCGGCGGCAAGGCCGACGACTATACGACCATCCTCAACAACCTTCGGTCGGCCACCGGCGCAACGGACGAGGCGCAACGGGCCTGGGCCGAAACGGCACTCTCTGAGGCCGAGACGGCGACGAACGAGGCGAAGCTCGCGCTCGACTCCCTCTACAACAGGACCATCGTGCCGCTGCTCAAGACGTTCGGGCGGTTGCCAGAGCCGATCCAACGCGTAGCCGTCCTGTTCGGGGTTCTCTCCGGGGCGTCGCTGTTGCTGGGCGGCCCTCTCGGGTTGATCAGCACGGCGTTCGGAGTCATCAAGGCTCCGCTGCTGCTGGTCACGGCGCTATTCGGCCTGCTCTCGCTCAAGTTCATCGTCGTGGGGGCGCTGATTGCCGCGCTCGTGATCGGCATCAAATGGCTGGTGGACAACTGGGATCTGGTTGTGGAAAAGGTCCGAGAGGTGTGGAAGGAGCACGGCGGCTTGGTGATCGTCATCGGCAACGTGCTCGGCGTCCTGGGCCTGCTGATTGCGCGCCAGCTCGTGCTCGGCAGCGGCATGGGGTTCGTGATAGGCCGCGTGCTCGGCTTGGGTCGTGGGTTTGGCGGGCTGATCACGTCGTCGATTCGGCTGGGGGGACGCTTCGGCATCCTTGGACTCCGGCTCGCGGGAATCGGCTGGGCTGCCGCGACGACGGGGGCGCGCGGCTTTCACGGGGCGCTTGGCAGCATCCTTGGGCGTGCTCGCGAGCTATTGCCGAAGCTCGCCACGCTTGGCGGTCGGGTCGCGAGCTTCGGGGGCAGTGCGCTCACGCGCGCAGGCGGTGTGGTCGCTGGCGCTGCGCGCGCGGCTGCGCCCGTGCTTGGCGGGGCTACTCGCCTTGCCGGTCCTGCGGCGCTTGTCGCCGGTGGGCTGGCCGCCGCCGGCGGTATCACCTACGGCATCGTGACGGGCAAGGAGAGCGACGCGCCGCGCACGAGCCGCAACCTGCTGCAGCGCTACGGCCTTGACGCCCTGGACGGATACGCGCGCGGCGGCCTCGTGCCTGGCGCCCGCGGGCGCGCGCGATTGGCGATGGTGCACGGCGGCGAAATGGTGCTCCCGCCGGACATCGCTGATTTCTTGGGCGGAATTGTGCGAGGCCCGCCCCCGCCGCCAGCTATGGCCATGGCCGGTTCACGCTCGATCACGGTCAACGTGGGCGATATCAATGTCGAGGTGCAGGCCGCGCCCGGCCAGAACACCGACGAGCTCGGCGATAGGGTTGCCCGCGCGGTGGAACGGAAGGTGAAGCAGGTGCTGCAGGACGAGTTCGAATCTCTGGCCGCAGCCTTTGACTCGGACGTCCGAGTCTAGCCATGCCCGACCCATTCGCGATCTACGAGGCTCGCAGCACCAGCATTGCGCCGCTCACCGGCTACGCCGACGGCTTTCTGGACGAAGAGCACGAGCTGCAAGTCTCGGTTACGCGGTTTCCCATCGAGAGCGGCGCCGCCCTGGTCGATCACGCCGTCCGCGAACCAGACGCGCTCAAGATCACGGGATGGACAAGCGACCTCTTTCCGAGCGACCCGGGCAACATCGGAGCCACTGACCGGCCGGCGCAGGCATGGGCCGAGATCGATCGGCTCATGCAAGACCGCGAGCTGCTCGAAGTGGCGACCATTCTCGGCGTCTATAAGGACATGATCATCACCCGCGCCGTCGCGCCGGTGAGCAGCCGCACGGGGCGAGGGCTGCTATTCACGATCGAGCTTCAACAGGTCCTCACGGCGCCACTGCGGCGCGTGGAATTCGAGGTCGTGACGCCCACGGCGACGGGGCCCGCCGCTGATCGGGTACCGCCGACCCCGACGCCGGACTTCGTCGACGACGACGTGGCGCTGCAAGGCCCAAGCACCTACAGCTTGGAGTGGGAGGAAATCGACCCGCTGGCCGGTGCTGGCGACATCTTCGCCAACACGATCACGAACGTCTGGGAGTCGGCGCAGCAGCTTGACGTCGGCGGGGTTACAGCAGCCATCGGTGAGGGTTTCGAGGAATTCCTGCCCGCTCTCGGCGACAAGATCGCGCAGGCGCTGGGGTTCGAGGAACCGGAGCGAGAGGTCGCGCGGCGCAGGCTCCCCGGGTTTGACGAGGACCCCTAAATGCAGGCGATACCATTGTCGAACGCCGTCGAGCAGGTTCTGCGAACAACCCTCGGAGGCCAGCAGGTCGGCTTGCGCTTGCGGTGGTCGCCGCTAGCCAATGCGTGGTATCTGAGTCTCGCCCGACCTGGATCTCGACTGGCCACTGGTCGCCAGGTCGTTCCATGGCGACGCCTGCTTGGCGCGCAACTCACCGACTTCGATGGCGACCTGATCGTCCTGGCAACGAAGGGCAACGACGACGCGTCGATTGGGCGTCACGCGTGGACGGAGACGCACGCGCTCTGGTATCTCACCGACGCAGAGCTTGCGGACGTCCAGGCACGGCTCGCCGACTACGGCGACGTGGCGCTGTGATCAACCCGGCGTATATCCGCCAGGCCAGCCTCGCCATCGCCCCGCCTGGCATCGTGATCGAGGGCCTGCGGCTGTCGTTCGAGGTGCACACGGAGATCCACGGTGACCCCGGACCTTCGACTATCACCGTCACCAATCTGGCTGAGCCGACAGCGCGCGAGATCCACAAGGACGCGACGGCGCGGCTGTCCGCTGGCTACCGCGGACATCCGCTTGATCAGCTCTACGTTGGCGAGATTCAACAGATCAAGCAGGAGTTTGAGGGCCGCGAGCGGCTCACGACCCTCACCCTTGAACCCGCGTCACGGCAGGCCCGAGCCGCCGTCACGATTGCCACCAGCTACCAAGGCATCGTGAGCCTGCGCACTATCGTCGGCGACATCGCGGGCCAACTCGGACTCCCCGTTGGGCCACTCGACGCCATACCGGATCTGGCCGTCGCCGACTACGTGCATGCGGGCAAGGCCGAGGATGCGCTCACTGGACTGCTCCGGCCGCGTGGGGTCGAGTGGTACGAGGCCGACGGCGAGCTGCTGTTTCGACGCCGCGGGCTGGCGGACGCGCAGATCGGATTCGTGCTGCGCGAGGACACGGGAATGATCAACTCGCCGGGGCTCACCGAGAACGGATTCACGGCACGGATGCGACTGAGTCCGCTGGTACGGCTGAACCAGCGCGTGCGCGTTGAGTCGGAACGACTCAATGCCACGGGCAAGATCATCAGCCTGGAGCATCGCGGCGACACGTGGGATAGCGAGTGGCAGACGGCATTCGAGGCGGTGGCGCTCTGAGCAATCGCGACCCCGAGATTCGACGTAACAAGGTGTCGAGTTCCGTCCGCTTTGTGCTGGGACAGTTCCAGAAGTCACCCAACACCGCCATCCCGGGCATCGTCCACGCCTACGACCCCGGCACGCGACGCGCCACGGTGCAGCCCGCAATCGACCTGCTAATGACGGATGGCACGCGCATGAGCCAGCCGCTGATTCCCAACGTGCCGGTCGTCTGGCCGGCGACCAGACAGTGGACCTTGGTCGCCCCGCTCGCCGCAGGCGACGCCGTGATGCTTGTGATCAGCCAGCGCGGGCTCACGGACTTCAAACGGCGGTTTCGGCAGGCGGCACCCGACGTCGACCGCATCATGTCGCTCAGCGACGCCGTGGCGATTCCCGGATTCGGGCCGACGCAGATCACGCCGGCGAGCGCCGAGGGCATTGCGCTGCAATCCGCCGACGGCGAAACCTCGCTCACGCTGGAGCCCGATGGGCGTTTGCTGCACAACGGGGAACCGCTTGGGAGTGGACCGCAGGTCCCAGGCGAGCCGCCGAATTTCACCGTCAACACGGCGTTCGCCCCAGGCAGATCAACGGTGCGGTTTATGTGGGGGGAGGCGCCCAGCCCCGCCCTCTACGTCCACGGCTATGACGGCCAGGTGCGCGAAGTCGACGCTAGCACGTGGACGAGGTGGCAGGCGCAACTCGGCGCCACAACGCGGGATCACATCACCACGAGCACTTTTCTGCAGCGGCACACGGACTATGTGGCCCGCGTGCGGGCGTACAATAGCGACGGTCCTGGACCGTGGGCGACGCTGGAGTTCACAACCGGATGACCCGCACGATTTCAACCGGCGACGATCTGGCGGCAGGCTTTGCGGTGGTCGATGGACTCGAGGCAGTCCGCCAGCGGGTACTTCAACGGCTGCGGCTGTTTCGGGGCGAGTCGTTTCTCGATGCCGAGGCTGGCGTGCCGTACCTCACCGACCTGATTGGCGAGCGACTTCCCAGCGCACTCGCCGGATCCATCATTGCCGATCAGATTCGAGAGGTCCCGGGTGTCCTGGCCGTGGATAACGTCGATGCCCAGCTCGACCCCGCCACCCGCCAGTTGAGCGTAACGGCCGAGGTGACGGCCGACGACGGCACGGCGGCCGTAGCAGTGACGGTCTAGGCATGGCCCGCGTCACATCGACCGGGGTCGAAGGGGAGTCGCTGCAGGGCTACGTGCAGCGGGAGCGGACGGCGTTTCGGGACGCGCTGGGCCAGGACCTCGATGTGGCCGCCGAGTCACCGCAGGGCCAGGTGATTTCGGCGCTTGCGTTGATCGAGGCCCAAGAGGACGAGGTACTCGTGGCGGTCAGCAATGGCATCTCCCTTGCCCGTGCCCTCGGCGTCCAGCTTGACGATCTCGGGTCGATGCTCGACATCGACCGGCTGCTCGCGACCTCTTCGACCGTGACGGCAACGCTCACCGGCACGGCCACGACAGTTGTCCCCGCCGGTTCGCGGGCTCGGACGGCCGCCGGCGCGGTGTTTGCCTTGGTCAACGACGCCACGATTGGTGCCGGTGGCAGCGTCATGGCCACGATGCGAGCGACAGAGACGGGACCGGTTGAAGCCGCTGTAGGCGCCCTAACCGAGATTGTCGACCTCCAGGCTGGATGGACCGGAGTGACAAACGCGGCGGCTGCCAGCGTTGGGCGAAACGTGGAGACGGACGTCACCTATCGAGGTCGCTACCAGCGGCACGTTGCGCGAAACTCGCGCACCAGTGACGACGCCATCGTCGTAGCCGTGCGCGAGGTGGATGGCGTCGTCGACGCGATCATTCGGGAGAACACCACGAACGCGGCGATCACAGTGCAAGGCGCCACCATCAACGCGGGCTCATTCCTGGTCGTGGTCGATGGCGGAAGCGATTCCGACGTGGCGTCCGCCATCGCGCAATCTAAGCCCACCGGCGTGGTGATGAGCGGGGCCACGAGCGTCAACGTCCCGCATGCCACGGGCGGCCATACCGTGCCGGTGCAATTCAGCCGCGTCACCCGCGTGCCGCTCAAGATCACGATTGACACGACGACCGGTTCGGGATTCCCCGCCGGCGGCGCAGCGACGATCATCGAGCGCGTTGTCGCCTGGGCGGCGGGTGAGTGGTCCTCGGGCGAGGGAGACTTCGACACCAGCGGGTTGGCCATCGGCGAGCAGCTCGACACGCATCGTTTGCTCGCGCCGATCCTGAGCGTGCCCGGGCACACCGTCCAGTCGGTCACGGCGGTGCGCCGACAGAATGACGCGCCGATTGGCACGGTGCAGCTCACCGAGCGCCTCACCATCGCCGCAGCGGATGTGACGGTGAGTTGAGCGAGATCGCTTCGCGCATCGATGTCGATGAGATCGTGGATCTCATGGTCAGCCAGTGGGACGACGCCACTCGCCTGCGAGCGCTGACCCGCAATGTGTTGATGGTCGTAAAGGAAGCGCGTCTCGACGTGCTGTCCTGGGTAGAACGGCAGATGAACCTCAACACGGCCGAGGGCATCGGGCTCGACTGGATTGGCGAGCGGGTGGACCTGGAGCGACCGGTCGTTGAGGGGGCAGACCTGGACGACGACACCTATCGCCTGCTGCTTCGGTTGCGCGGCCACGTGCTGGTGTGCGACGGCACAACCCCGATGATCGACGCGATGATCCAGCGCGTGTTTCCGATGGGCTACTGCCAGGACCATGCGGACGGCACCGTGACAATCCACGGCGTGGTCAACGACCCGCGCCCGAACCTGGGCGAACTCGCGCTGACCGTCATCGAGCGCGCGATCCCTGCCGGCATCCGCGTGACGTTCGCCCTCCGAAATGTGCCGCCGGGCCAGCCGTCGCTCACTGCCACTGCGCGCAGCAACACGCAGGTCGATCTGGCCTGGACAGAGCCCAGTAACGACGGCCCCGCGATCAACGGCTACGACGTGGAATACAAGCTGGCGAGCGCCGACGACTGGACGGACGCGGGCCACACGGGGACGGGTCGCGTCGCCTCCATCACCGGCCTCGCGCGCGCGAGCGAGTACGACTTCCGCGTACGCGCCGTGAACGCTGCGGGCAACGGGGTGTGGGCTACCGCGAGCGCGACGACGCAGGCGGAACTCTCCGCCGCGCCGGGACTCACCCTCACGGTGCGCAGCAGCACGCGGGTGGACCTCTCATGGACGCAGCCCGATAGCGGCGGCTCGACGATTACGAGCTACGACGCGGAATACAAGCTGGCGAGCGCGTCGCAGTGGACCGACGCCGGCCACACGGGGACCGGACGCAGCGACAGCATCACCGGACTCACACGGGCGAGCGCCTACCAGTTCCGTGTGCGGGCGGTGACTTCGGTGGGCAACGGGCCGTGGGCGACCGCGAGCGCCACCACGCAGGCCGAGCTTCCGGGGACGCCGACGCTCACCGCAACGGCGGTGAGCAGCACGCGCATGGACTTGGTATGGACACTCCCCGACGACGGTGGGGCAGAGATCACGGGCTACAACGTCGAATATCGGCAAGGCAGCTCGGGCAACTGGACAGACGCAAGCTCCGCCGTCTCCGGCGCCGTGCGCACCGCGTGCATCACGGGGCTCACGCGCAATACGTCCTACGAGTTCCGCGTGCGAGCGGTGAACAGCGTGGGCAGCGGGCCGTGGTCGGCGGTCGTGAGCAAAAGCACGCTCTCAGGAGTCATCGCCACACCGACGCTCACCCTCACGGTGCGCAGCAGCACGCAGGTGGACTTGGCGTGGACGCAGCCGGATGGGGGCGGCAACGCCATCACCGGCTACGACGTGGAATACAAGCAAGCCACAGCGAGCGACTGGACTGACGCTGGGCATACGGGGACCGGCCGCGCGGACAGCATCACGGGCCTCATGCGGGCGACGAGCTACCAGTTCCGCGTGCGCGGGCGGACGGTTGCGGGCGTGGGGCCGTGG